CAGCTGCCTGTCATAGCGGGCTTGATACTCGGATCAGTCGTAGACAGAATGCAGCAACCGTCAAATTTAAAAGACCCCACAGGAACGTTGCCGTTCTTATCTGCGGGGCCACAAGCCATATCGGTTAGCTCAACACTGTGATTCTTCGTACCATCGCGGGTAAAAATATCTACAGGATCACTAAACTTTGTCTAAATCAAACCATCAACACGCAAATACTCCCGTTCAATACCGGTGCCGTCATCCTTAACGATCCAGCGAGGATTACAAGATTCAGGAATAACGCCATAAGCTTGACCAGCATAGACGTACTTCACGTCTTTGTCGGTGATTCGCAGTTCATGTTCATGTCCTTTAAAATCCTTGTCTTCCTCGTCAAGTTCATCTACAACATAGCCCAAGATCGGCGTATTACGGATTGTCGGTACTGCTTTGTTGATCGCGTCTTTTGTGAAACTTGTCTTATTGAGGTTTGCTCCAGTGTGCATTACATCAATGCTGACATCAATGAAGCGAAAATCAGAAGATTCGTATTCGCCCTTCTTAATAAAAGAAACCGGATATCGTTGATTCATTCTGTTTTCACCTCCTCGTCAGCAAAATAAAAGCCCTGGCGAATCGCAACCTGCAACTCAGCCAGAGCATTTTCAAACACAGAATCGTATACAAAAACATACTTGTTTGTTGGGTCTATTCGTAGCATCAGAGCGCCACGGTCGGTCAGGAACTTTGCCATCCCGGCGGAGTGCGCTCCGTGTACGATAACTTCATAAATCTCCTGACTCATCTTATGCCTCCTGTCTATCGGCGCTTACATTGCCAGCATCAGACAAGCCCTCGCCCTTACTTGCGTTTGTTGGGCGACCACCTTCATCCCCGACGGAACCGGACTGAGTATTGGAGCTCTTAAGCGGTGTTTCACCAGCACTAAGTTCCAGAATTTCATTTTCAAGATAAGTCATATTCTCATAATCGCTGCCCGCATAACCAGTAGTTGCAAGAGCGGCGGTTCGAGTCGGCATACCATAAGTAGCATCCTTGAGATATCTTTCATGCATCTCAGTTACGTTATAATGAGTGACTGGTAGGAAGTTCAGGCGGAACTTATAAGAACCGGAAACGCTCTTCAGCTTGCGATTGATCCAGCGCTCCAACTGTCGCATCACTGCAAACACGATCTCTTGGTCATTCACAGTACACAGCTGCAGGGTAGTAGCAGAAGGATCTTCGCCACCGCCGAACAGAATCTTATTTACGCCAGCATCTGTAAAGAATGTGGCCTCAGCATTTGCGACCTCTTTAGAGTCACTGTTCACGCCGCTCTTTTCAAAGTTCCAGCTGCTGATTTTCATGGGAGTAAGAATTGCGCCAATATTCGGCGGCAGTACATTACTCATCATGTCATAGAACTCTCTTGCTGTATCATAGTCAATCAGGAAAGAGCCGTCAGCGTCATTCACGGGGATCTCCATCGCTAGTGCTTTATAGTTATTGGTTTCACTTGCGTTTTTACTGATGGCGCGGTAATCTTCAATATCGGCAAGCGCACTAAACAAACTCACAAACGGGGGAATGGGAATATAATCGTGCTCGTTTACTTTAATGCAGATGGATTTGGAACTATCCAACTCCTGCCACTTGTAGTTCTGCGAGTCAGCCTTATATTGGTTATACATCGTCTCAAACTCTGGCGGATAGTTGGGCAGCTTGTCTTTGTTAGAATCAAAATAAGAAAAATCAAAAGCAAAATTATAAACGCCGTCTTCAATGCTGCTTATTTTACAATAGTCAGCATTAAGATTTTGGAAGGCAAAACTATCATTTGTCTCCCACGCATAGCCATAGTAAACATCATCGCGAAATGCAATTGTCAGTATCTTTGTGGCTTCATGTGGGATATTCATCAACTCAACTGCGGTCACAGCAGAATAATATGCCTTCTTAAACTTGTTGGCGTTAATTGTCTTAGAACGATCAAGTCCATACGGAGAGATCGTATAAGAGTATGTAGACATATTCGCAAAATATTGAATCAGTCGGCGGTAGTAGTTTGAAATATTGAATAGATATTTACTCATATTTCGCAGCTGCTTCTCATAGTTGGCGGGGTTGCCAAGATAGGTAACGATCTGATCCTTGGTATATTTTGTATATGTCGGATTTGTGTCGGTACTCGATGCCAGATTGCGAATACCGATATGTGACAGGTTCGCATAAACGCCATTGACAAGATCCTGATATGTTACATAAGATGTCTTGCCATCTTTGGCATTTGTTACGCGGACCTTTTTCTGCATTTTATCTTCAGCCATTACAGTCCTCCCTTCTTTAATACAGGCGCTCTAAAGTTAAACGTGAGCGAAGTTGGCTTTTTATTCTTCTTCTCCATGCTTCGTTCAACCTGCTGCGCAATGTAATAGTTGTAAGACAGGGAAGAGTAGCGGTCTTTACGGCAGCCGGATTTCTCCTTGACTTTAATAACGTTATTCACAGTTTCGTAGCCCAGGTTCACGAGTTCGTTTACAGCAAGCCCGGTATTGATATAGGGCATTTGCAACGCGGCTCGTTCAGTAGGCGACATTTTATTATAGCCTTTATAGAGTTTGCGCAGCTGGTCTTCACATCCATACTCACTCTGAAGCAGATGAATACGTCCTTGCTGGAAACCGCTGCGCAATCCAATAGCAACATCGCTATTAAACTGGGAGCTGCCCATAATGGCCTAGATGACCTTGCGAGCATTTTTGTCAGCACAGCGAGATGCGATTTCTTGATTGTTACAGCAGCTGATCGCAGGATATGTTTCGCCTGTTTCTGGGTCATACATATCACGCATCAGCAAGTCAACCAGAGGCAATCCAACGCCTCTACAGTCAACCCCGATATAATCACAGTTGAAGTAATCGAAATACCGTCGCAGTTTTAGTGCTTGGTCTTGCGCACTCATACCCTCAACGTTCTCTGAATAGACAAAGTTGCTGGTATAGCGCCCTGATTTATTTGGCAGCATACAGTTCAAGAAGATACTGGTTGCGTCGTTGTCGTTTTTGCGGCTACTCATCAATGCTATATCAGCAGTAAGAATTCGAACTTCGCCATTTTTCTTCTTTGGTACATCCATAGCAGTTTGATTAAGTAAAAGATTCGGTGCGTAAAATGCTTTTTCAATGACGCGCGTTTTGTTGATGTCATCAAATTGGAATAATCCACCCTCAGTAGCACCAAGCCACTTGCATTCATTCTCCATTGCAAACGTCAAATCAGAAAAACTGGATTCACTCATTTCGTCCTCTACAGCCTCCTTCAACAGCAAGCCGCTCTTGATTGACATCTGATACGGGAAGGATACGCAGAAATATTTTTTATTAAAGTCGATCATATTTACGAAGTAGTCCTGACATTTTTCATAGCTCCAATGGTTTTGGAACCAAGCAGAACTTAGATAGAATTCTTTGTTTCGCTCTGCAAGATGTGCATATTGTGGCTTGTCCAAATATCCAGGATGACGAACAATATTCAGGAACTTCTTCAAGATCAAATCGATAACATCTTTAGAGAGTAATCTATATTCATCACAGATAAGAAGTGTAGCTCGACTACCACGACTGCTATCTGTTGCAGTGACAACTTTGATATAGCTGCCGTTCCTAAATATAATCTCTGCTTTTTGATTGTTGATATCGACCTTTTTGATTTCAGATCGTAGAAGGGGACTATTAGGGTAGATCTCCTTCATTATCTTTTCATCCAAAATACTGATAGATTGGCTTCTTACCTTACAGGCAATACAAACCTTGGAACCAGGCCATAGAATACATGTAATCACACAGAAAACTGCGGTTAGAAAAGATTTGCCTAGCAATTAGTTATTAACCAGTAGTTTTTTATCTACTGTTCTGGAAGTTTCCTTCATTTTCATCGGACTGTCTATTCAGCCCCAGATTGGCGTACATTTTCGTGTCGGACACTCTTGGTGGGATTATATTTATTCACCCACTACGCTCTACGATGGCGAGAAGCCTTACGCAATCTCCTCGCTTATCTCGGTATTAGCAGTTAAGCCTTCACCGATATTGCCCGATTTTTTCATTTCATATTCTGAAATGGCGGCCTTAATTGTAAGATATTTATTGTATTTTCGCTCTAACTTCGGGGTAGCTGCATCTTTATAAATAAGGTCTAAAAGTTTCATAGCGTTCTCGCCTGTAATCATAATGCGATATTTTCTATCTGTCTTATTATAGACACCAGACGAAATGTTATAGTCATCACGAAGAACTGTTTGTAAATATTTGAAAACCTCTTCGTGAGCACCTGTAATATGAACTGCTACTGCATTCTTTTTGACGTTATAATAGATACAACCGTCACCGTCTATATATCCTCGTAGAAAATCAAAGAATAAATCTTTGCTAACTACCGGATATATAGAGCTTTGTGTTTTATTTGGGATAACATTATGTTTAATCAAATCTGATACAAGTTCTTTTGAAAAAATTCTTAGAACATACGAATCAGTTATAGAGATCTCTGGATTGTCTAAGATTTGTTGCTCTCTATGCTTAAATTCTATATGATGAATTCCACCAAGACGGTTATTTAAGTCATGTAATGCAGCGATATCTCCTGATTGTAATTGAATGCTGCATTCGTAACTTCTGCGAGCTTCATCATAAACGACCTAACCGTCAGCATATAGAAATCCAAGCCAATATGCTTTTGCTGAACAATCAATATTCTTAAAATAATCACTATTAAAATCTCGAATTTTAACTTTTCCTTTGAAATTGTTATTTACCCAACCTTGAATTTGTCGGGCAGTATATCCTAGAACATTTCCAATATCCTTATACGAATCTGTTAGATAATGCTCTGTGATATATTTTTTGTCAAACTCTGAAAATCTAATGCGAGTTGATCTATACATTTTTTTATAACTCAACCACCCGTGTATTTGTGATGGCTTAACGTGTAGTTCGTTCGCTAATTCTTCGTCTGATAAATGCAAATAATTTTGAATAATATAATTTTCTTGCTCTTTATTGAATAATTTCTTTCCCATATAAAACACCTCCATACAATATAAATGAAGGTGGGCGGGTGTCTATCCCGCAAAACCTACTTGCAATTTTATAATTGACCGCGAGCGGCAATGAAGCAGAAGCCGGTACATCTCACCATTAAAAACAATAGTAGCTCTTGAAATGGCTTCAATGTCAGGTTTAAGTAATCTTTTGCAAACCTCTGTGGATTCGCCCTATAGAAACTCGCCCTCAGAGCAACTGCATTCATTATCTTTTCTGATTTTGTATTCGCTACTTCCTTATCTGTTAATTTCTCTTTACTCACACGGAACCACCGCCTTCGCCAATACCGAAAATAGTTTCGCGGAGGCTAGTATCTGTGGCATCGTCCTCATTTGTCTCTGGTTTATGAGCAGTATATCGTTCAAACTCTTCGTCAAATTCGTCTTGATATGGGTTCTTCAAGTTGAACATCTTAAGCAACGTACCCAGCACCCATACTCTAAAATACTTACCGATACCATCAACGTCCTGCCACTCGGGCGACGGTTCTGGAATCGGCTCTTCCTCTTCCTATTTCTGAATCAGCGTGCCAAAAGTATTCGTCTCAGCCAATGCGTTATCGTTCGTCTGGTTCGGCTTGATTTGGGCAGAACCCATCAGGTTTTGTAGGTTATCGTTTGCTTCCTTGATCTTTTTGGTGTCACCAGTCGCATCAGCCTTTTCGCAGTTAAGCTCTGCCTTTGCGATGCGCTTAAACAGAATCTCTTGTGCGGCTGTCTTGCATTCATGGCGTGTAATAAGGTTCTGGTAGTGGTCTTCAAGGAATAGATAATCCTGATCATCCAAACCACGTCCCCAATTATTGATCATTCTCTGAGTAACCTTTGTTCCCTTGGTATCACCTGCAGCAAGTGCGTCCTTTTTCTTCTGATCGATCACATCATCATAGGATTTACCAGCGTGCTGGCGCATATTAAGCCGTCCCATGTAAGTGTTGATCTTCAAAGCAGATGCGGTAGAATGCTCAGAAGCCTCCAGTAACTTATCATCGACATAGGTATCAAACATCATAGCCAGACGGTCGATTGCTTCGTCCTCGTCATTGTATTTCTTGGCGTAGAATTCAAACATGCGTTCGCGGCACTCGTTGCACCAGGGGAGATATCCATCGTTGCCTATAAACCATTGGCTTTGTGTTTTTGAGAAATTTCCCTTACGCACGTCATAGATCTTTCCGCAACACATACATTTGCCGCCGCTCCAAGACTGTGGAACCTTGATACGGGGCTGTTTCTTATCTGCGGCAACTCTGGCCATAGCCAATCACCACCGTTCCATCATCCATCATATCATCGAAGCGATATTTGATTTGATCCTATAGTTTTAAAACTTCATTCAGTTTTTTCGTCTTGCGGAATTTTGTATATACAGAGCCAGTTACCGGGTGCTCTCCAATCTCTTCGTAAAAAATTCCCATAGCGCGAACAAACAGCGCTGTCCGTCTGGAATAGCAGTAGAAGTAATCGCCTCCTAAATCTTTGTGATATTTTTCTTCCATCTCTAATTTGAAACCCTCCTTTTTAATTTATTTTTGTGGGTACAGGTATGCGAGTCGAACGCATCCAAACACAGCTTATGAGGCTGGTCAGCACACCGGCGCTGTCACCTGCGACATATAAAAATGCCCCAGGCCGTAGCCCAGGGCATCAAAATCTCTATTAAATTACTATCTTTGCTGTCTTCTCCAGCTTGACATCATACAGACATTCAAGGCCACTATCATCGATTACAGCCACCGCCTGTTGCGGCACATCATTCTTGCGCAGTCCAATTGCGTAGGAATCGCTGCCACAAACGCAGCCGCTCTCAATAACCTTTGTGCCATGCACCGTTGTCATGCCGTTTGTGTGACGGTGACCAAGGAACACCATGTCGATTGGCTGCTTCACCATCAATGTCAGGTGCTCAACGACATTAGCAGGGGAGTCTTTATCTCCATGTGCGTACATCACAAGACTATTTCTGGCCTTAAAGCCACCAAAAGTCGGATCGAGTTTTTCTGTCTTGACATCAATGCCAGCCAGATTTTGTAACCGTGCCTTCATATAGAACGGGATCAGTGCCTCAAGTTCATCGCCTGCCACCTGTTCCTCTTTACTGGGGAACACCCGTGAATGATTGCCGCTCACAGAATATACGTCAATATGCTGGCATACCTCGTACAGTGTAGCAACAAAATTACTTACCAGCTCTGCAGCCGTCATAACCTGCTCAATACTGTTTTCATTGTTCTGCACGCGGGTATTAACATGGATATGCCCATTGATCAGGTCACCCAACAGCAACACATGAATCTTTTCGGCTGCATGTCGCGCTACGATATTGAACACCTGTGCAGCATAACTCTCAAGCCGAGCCTTTAGGATATCCTTGTTGAACTTATTCCACGCAGAATCAATACCAGCGCCAACATGTAAATCAGACAAACACACAATCACATCGTGACCGCTGTCTTCGTACTGCACAACATTCAGAAAATTATCAGGGTTATACGGAGCAACGTTCTTCAGAATCAATTCCTTGATGGATTCGGCACGGGCAACATCGCGATACACCTTGTTTGCTGCATTGCGTTCATCTTGTAATTTGATCTTTTCAATCTTCAGTCGCTGCAGTTCG